GGCGACCACAAAAGTGGGATTGTGACGCAGCCGCAAGGCGCCACAAAATTACCGAGAATATTGCTTATCTCGTGCGTCGTGTATTACGACGATAGTTTACGATTGGTTCCGTACTTCCATCCAAGTACAGGCCCAATATCGACTCTATATCAATGAGCTCCGACAGGTCTCTTGCGTCCTGTCCAAAAAGGAACTCTTCATGATCATGTCGGCCAATTGTAACATCCTCAAACGTCAGATCATAATTGGCAGTCAACCAGAGTTGGTAGCTCCGGAGTGCCAGCATCACTTCAATCTGTGGGTTGTCACATGCCAAACCTCCGGCCCTCAGAAAACTGACGGCGGGATCATGGACATAGCTCTCAGGACGTAACCATCTGTCAAACGTCTCCTGGTGTTCACGCACCTTAAGACCATCAAACATTAGATTGGCTGAAAGATAGAAGAATGAATGACACCCAAATCCGGAAACGGTCTTCTTCTTGTTGACCTCAAAGCCGTGTACAGCTTCAGCATATTGCGCATACAGCTCAACGTTCCAGATTCTTGAAAGGCAGCGACCTGGATACGTCATCCAGGTATCGTCACCTAAGGCATCATACCTTAATGCTTCGTACAACATCATCATGCCCTTAACTGTGTTAACTCCGTAGCAAAAAGCCACAAAGCCAACACATAGCACTACCGATGCTATAGACTCAACGAGACTGACAAATGGCACGCCAGAAGACATGCCAGTCAGCAAAGTGAGCACTACATTATCGCCCATTAAAATCCGCCCCCCAATATGCTGGCGGATTATGAAAGCGAAGAGCTCGTCAAACTCTGACGCCTGACCATCTGTAAATTTGGATCTCAATCCATCCAAAATCGCAGCGATCAAGCGAGGATACATGCCTGCATCCATGCGTCTAAGGTCGGCGCCAACACCAAGTGTATAGGGATCTTCACCGTAGAAGTAATCCCTGTAGCTCTTACCACCTGAATGTTGGAAACGTTTGCCAACCCCAACGCCGTGATGACGTCGTTTGAAATAGTCATTACATCGTTCACACAGTGGGGCGGAGATACCCACATCAACGATGTCACCAATCCAAATTAGACGACCAAGACCGACTTCACCAGACTGCCGTCTGGCTGCGTCACAAAGCTTCGCTCTACCACCAGCCTTGAGAATTTCGACCTCACGTCTACGTCCATCGAGAAGATCAGTCAACTTATCCCAGGTGTCTTCATCGGCCGAGCCATCGTACCAAGCATCGTGCTTAGTCTTGTAGCCGAGTTCACCATACCTATACCCGGGATGCTTAGTGGCATTCAGGTGCGGATATATACCCTGGGAGTATGCATCGAACACATTCCCAAACGCACCGGAAGGGATACGCTTGAAAAATGCCTTTAGCACACGTTGTGTCTTTCTCCAGACGCGCCGGGGGGGTTTAAAGCCCTCCCCTGCGAAGCGAAGGCAGTGTTCCCACTGCTCTTCGTTGGTTGAGTTTACCATCTCCTTGTGTCCCAGGATGGCGTCCTCTACAGTCTTTCCAAGCTCGGGGAAGACACTTTGGGTCTCTGTTTGTTCTAAATACTCACAGACAAACCTGTCGGGACCATTAACAGGTGATGATGCTCCAGGAATTGGACCAGGGAATATTTCATACTCGATATCGAGCGCCTGGGCGCGCTCAATTCTTCGAAGTCGAGCTTCACTTCTCTGGGTTTCCTTAGCGGAGCACCGTCTGTGGTTTCTTGCTGCACTTGTACAGCCTTGGCCGCGCGTAGAACGTATCACGCGGTTGCTTAAGACTTATTTTGTTTAGGGCGTACCCACGACAACCAACTTGAGGTCTCAGGTTCTCTCTCACAGTCTTCAGCTTCTTCTTCATCTTCTTCTTCCTCATCTAACTCATCTTCATCGGCAGAAGGGGGATTTCCCTCGGGGTCCTCCTCATCCTGCTCCACGTCCGGATCGCTGTAACGCTCCTCCTCACTATCTTCGTCCTTCTCTCGGCGAAGTGCCGAGAGTTGTTCAAAGAGCTGATCGAGGGGTATAGCGTCAGCTGGATCACCGTCAGTGTAGGCTGCTATCCTCTTCCGTAGGCTTGCGTACAGCTTGGTGTTGACACAGGTCAACCCGTACACATCCCGGGGAATTAGAGTTTCTGCAACCCTACTAGAGTTCTCTGCTTTTGATTCTTTCAGTATCTCTCGTACGAGGTTGACAATTTTAAGGTGCGTTTTATAGGCGGCCTTCGTGGCTGCCTCCATGTTATCGTACTGTTCCATGACATTCGCATATCTCGTATCATCATCACCACTCGTTTGTCTACGAAAGCATGTAATCAACGCAGCCACGAGGGCTACGTCATCAACTGCATCCTTAGCAACTCCCGCTTTCCGGGACTTACTTGGGGCAGGTGGCTCAGCCGCAGACTTCTTCCTGTCTGCAGGCTTCTTGGCTTTAATGATGGGGGCCTTGGCAAAGGAGTATCCCTCAGCGCCAACACCGGCTCTGAGGTCTGCTCTACCAACGTTAAGCTCCTCCACCATGCGCCAATAGTCTTGAAGCGCGCGTCCCCACTTCTGGGACACTCGCCGTTCAGCAACTGCCTCTTTCCTCTTGTCTTGAGGAGCTAGACAGAAGCCAACCCATTCCTCGTACTTTGCCTCCGTTGCAAGTACTTCGGTTTCAAACCACCTGTGCTTTTTGATCATCTTTACATGAATCGTAGATATCTT